GTACGCTACTGACCCTTATTTAACGTTTCCCAACGCATTTTTAACATTTGCAAACATTTTGTGGCACGGTTTTTGCTGGGTCGCCACTTTACCGTTTTTTAACATTTCGCCACAGACTTTGGCACGGTTTTTGCTATGGCTCACATTTAACATCTTTTGCACAAGTTTGGCACGGTTTTTGTTATGCGTGTGCGCCCGTGAAATTGTTTCACGTGGAACACAACTGTTAAACAAAGTTAAAAGAATAATTTAACACAAAATAACACGCCAACCGCTTGCAGGTGAAATAAATTGTTTAACTTTGCAGCGTGTTAAACAATTAAATACTTTATAAAAATGAAAACAACAGATTTAATTTTTCAAAATCAGAAAGTGTTAAACGCATTGCAAGAATTGTTATTGCAGACTAAGAAACACGTTGATTTTTTGGCGGCAAATGCGCCCGAAATTCGCACAAACCTTGAAAGCATCGCCGAAAGCCTGCAAACGGGTGTCAGCATTTTAGAAAATCAAATCGTGTTCAATCGTGATACACGCAACAAGTTTGCAAAAGAAGTTGCCTGCAAAAATCAAGCATACGACTTTATCGCAACTGAAAAACTTATCGGGCGTTTCAAAACCTTTTGCGAATGTTATCCGACAAACTTGTATATCTGTTTAACGGGTGTTGAAACATTGCAGGACAAATAACAATCAGCAAGCGAAAAGAAAAGGCGGTAACAATCAAGTTGCCGCCTTTCTTTTTGTCCTGCCTTGCAGTTACTCAATATAAACGCCGTCAGATAAAGCCGTGTATATCATTTCTTGTTCCTCTGTCAGCATTTCGGCGGTGTGGATAGGTGTTACATCATCAAAGATATTAAACCCTCTGAAATCGCCTAAAATGCCCGTTTGTCGGTCGTTGTTTCTACCCTCGTTCATACTCTCGTACCACTTGCAATAAATGTACGGTTCTAAGCCGTATAATATATACGTGTTCCAATCATCGCCAACGGTTTTCATTTCGTTTTCGCTTGTCTTATAAATTACGGGTTGGCAAGGTTGCGTTTCTTCAATCTGAAACACAACGCCGTTATAAGAAAGTTTTGCCACACCGTTACCCGTCATAATGTTAATTACATATTGCAGGTTTATGTTTTTACCTACATAATCTACGGGTATGTTAACAAAACCTTTGAACGGTAAAAACACTTGTATTTCCCCGTCAAAGTCCGTTGTATTTTCGTTGTGTGCTGGGATAGTAACGTTACCAAAATCAAGCGTTATATCTTCATTTGCAGGCTGCTCCACACTGATACCCGTGTTATAATCGCCGCACCTTAACACATCCGAGCTATATGGGGTCACATCTGTAAAAATTCTTTGTACGCTGGCAACAAAAGTTCCCAGATCGATGCCTCCACTAAATCGCTTTTCGGCAAAGTCTTTCAAGTTATCCAAAGTAACGATATACACGTTGATAGCCCCGTAATTTTGCCCTACCACTTGTTTGGGGAACGCTTCCGCGTGTATCGTAACCTGACCGTATTTTTTGCTATCTGTCAGCGTATAATCAAGGGATGCTGATAGTTTGTCTGCACTTATATTAAACGGTATTGTAGTTAGTTGTCCTAATCTGCTAAGAAGTTGCAAATACACTTCGCTTGCGTCCGAAAATTCGGTATTCGGGTTTGCTGTCAATGTTACCTCAATATGGCTATCGTAGTCTACATAATCGTTAAGAGGTTCTTTTGAAGTACAGTTAGACAAATCTACCTTTAACGGCAATGTGTCAATAACCGTACCCGTTAGCGTAATCGGCTGTGATATATCAAAGTCGGATATTGAAACGGTTGCGGTCGCTTGGGTTTCGGTGTGGGTTTCCTGCATATCAACCGTTTTTAACCCACCAGATATTTGTGTGTACGTCGCTTTGGGTTGGTCTATCCTTTTGCTTCGATAGAAGGATATCGATACGGTTATTTCTATGGTTGTCCCGTCATAGTCCGTTGAAAGTTCGGTATCTTTTATATTGTTGACAACGTTCGGTGTAGTCTGTTTAGGTATTTGTAATGCCATATTTAACTCTCCTTTCCTTTTATCGTAATCATTATAATACTGCCGTCCTCTTTGAATAACCCCGTATTTGCAAACGGCACTTTCTCGAAATTCGGGGTGCGTTTGTAAACTGATTCACGGTTTGAAATATACGGGTCGGGGTTGTCGCTTTCAGTCACTCGCCCCGTTGCCGCCAAAATCTCGCTTTCGTAGGTTTTGAGTACATCAATGCGCAACGTAAGTTCGTAGGCGTTGTTTCCCTCAAAACTTACCCTATCCACGAAATAATACCGCCCTAAATCGGGGATATAACAATAATTGAAAGTCGGTCGGGGCTGCTTTCGTAGTGTTACGGTCGGTCGCAACACATCGAAAGTTTGCCGCAAATCGCCCTCAATCGCCGTAAACTCGCCCAACTGCTTGTTTACCGTGTTGGGGTGTCCGTTGTATGAATAAAAGTTTATCGTTGTCATATCTGTAAAAGAAAAAGGCGGTGCGGTGCGCTTTCACATGCACCCACACCGCCCAAAGTTAAACAATCTAATACCTATTGAGTTACTCAATAAAGAATACTACAAAGTTTTCGTTTGTATCGTTGAAATATCCAGCGTCAAACTTGTAATAGTTGTTGAAAAACTCGGCTTTTGCGTTGTAGTTCGTTGTTACTCGTCTGTCAAGATTGCAAACGCCCAACGCATCACGGTCGAACATTACGCCCAACACGCCCGAAATTTCAACATCTTTGCCGCCGCTTTCCTTAACCTTAATGTGTCCCGTGCTGGCAAAGTCGTAGTTCTGTCCGCTGCCCTGCCAAAAAGGTACGGTTTCGGCTTGCGGCAAAAGTACATCACCACGGTTAAACGTGTCGGAATAAAGATAGGTTTGCGCTGCCTTTGCAAAGTCGGACAAAAGTACAACGTGCAACATATCTTTCGGCGTAAACCGTTCCTTGCCGCCAACATTGAACACGGTCGAAATGCTTTGCAGGCGGTCGGCATACGTACCCATAACGTAAGACGCAAAGCGTATGAAATCGGGGTCGGTGATTGCCTTTGCCGCTGTCAGTGCGTTAGGGTTCGGGGTCGGGTTGGGGCTGCCTGGTGTTGCAGGGAAATACTTGTCATTGTACAACTTCAAAAGGTTTACACATCTTGCCGTGCTTGCTCTGGAAAGGTCGGCATTTGTCAAGTTGCCTGCCGTACCGCCAAACGCAACCGCATCAGCCAAAACCGTTTCCGCAATCATGTTGTTAATTGTGCGCATAATCAAAGCGTCTGCCTTGATAGTCATTGACTTTTCAACGGCTGCATAAATCATCGAAATAAAGCCATTGAGTTGTGCGGCGTTGCTGAAACTTTCCTTAACCTGTCTTTCGGTGATTGATACGGGCACTTCAAAAGTAACCTTTGAGTTGAAAAACTTTGCGGTTACGGTCGGTTTGTGGAAAACGTCTTGGTCATAAGTATGTCCGTCCTGCAAGTTCCACGTGTCGTTTTCCTCGGCTTTGGGAACATCGGCACTTATTTTCTCCAACACGCTGCCAAACTCCCACGCATCCATTAAAACGCTCGGCACTTTGCCCGCATAAGGTCGGTTTACAAAAATCACCTTGCCTATATGGTTTACAAGTGATTTTACGTAATTGTCAACTGCATTTTGGTTAAACACTTCCGTGCCTAAATCCACAATGCCCGTCAAATTATCGGAAACAATGTCAGTACGTCCCAACACTTCACCCGAAACGCTGTTAATAATCTGGTAAATCGGTTTTACGTTCATATTGCTAAAAATTAAAAATTAGTTATTCGTAAATACTCGTTGTTATCTCGCTTACAAGTGCAAAGATAATGTTTTTTCTCCAATTATCACGCCTTAACTGCAATTCTTTTGCAATTTCGGTCGAAATTGATTTGCTTGCGCCCGTTCCTTTGCTGGTTTCGGTTGTTTGGCGTTCCTCTGTGCGGTTTCTCTCATCGTTTGCGGTCTTTCGGTCGCTGTCTGAAAAATCGGTGTCATTAAACGCCTTGTTTGCGCCCGTTTCGGTGTTGTCGGTGCTTTCCTGCAAAGTTACGGTTTCCGTCCGTTCAATTTGCCCCGTGACGGGTGTCAGTACATCGTAATCGGCTAACATCGCCGCCGCTTCACGTTCCCAGCCTTGCACGTTTACCGCAATCACCGCCGAAACAACATCGCTTGCGTTGTCGCTGGTTATGCTGCTTACAACGGTCTTGCCGCCGTACATCAGTAAGGCGTAAGCGTCTAACTTGGTCGGGTCGGTATCGCCGAAAATAGCGGCGTACTCTGTCGGGTATTCAGTCTTGAAAACCGCCTGGAATATCCCGTTACCCTTTGTAAATAGTTCGCTGTATTTCATTGTTTATCTTTGTTTTCTTCGTTTTCTTCTGTTTCTTCTGTTTCCTCTGTTTCGGTATCGTTACCGTCCGTTTCCGTTTCCGTTTCTTTCGTTTCTTCTGTTTCCTCTGTTTCGGTATCGTTCCCGTCTGTTTCCGTTCCGTTTCCGTCTGTTTCGGTTGTTTCCTCTGTCGGTTCGGGTTCTTCTGTCGGGTCGGGGTTTTCCTGTGCCGTTTCCAAATCAGCCGCCAAAGCGTTGTAATTTTCCCTTTCAAGTCCCCAGCTGCTTGCAAGACGTACCGAAATATCCGTGCCAAACATATCATTAATTTTAGTAACTGCATTTTGTCTTTCGTTTAACATATTATCCACATACGGCAAAAGTACGTCCACATTCATAGATACCTCGCCCAAATTGAGCCGTTCACGCTTCATATTATAATTTGCGTTTAGTCCCAATTCGTTATACATACTTGCCTTGTAGTATTGTATCAGTTCAATAAGTTGTGTAATATACACGCTGTTTGTGGTCGGGGCTGTCTGCATATTTACGCCCTTGAAAAATGCGTTTTCCCCAATGATTGAAAAATCACCGTCCTGTATCTTGCGCAAAAATTCCTCTGCACTCTGTTTCGTCTTGTCATCGGATGCGCTTATCAGCATCGTAATACGTGTTAGGATGCTGGCGGTGTTCAACGAAATAAGCCCGTCAGTATGCAGGACGGCGTAACGCCCTATCAGCGGCAAAAGGCTTTCCCCGTTGCTGTCATTCTCAATCAAAACCCCGTCTTTCTGTATATCGTAGGTCTTGTTTAACTTTAATGCAGGGTTCGCCACGGTGTAAAGAGTTGCCCGTCCGTAAACATCGGGTTCGCCGCCTTTGCCGCCCGAAAGCGCATACAAAACCCCGTCCACGCTGGTAACAAAGGCGTTGCCCGTGGTCTGCAAAAGCCGCTCCAATTCCTTTTGCGGTATGCTGTCGGGTAAACCGTCATACTCAAACATACTTTGAGTTTTCGCCAACGTGTTTGCCATAAATTCGGTTACGGCGGTGTCTTTGTCCCTTACTTGTTGCTGGTACAACTTGTAAATGTTATCTTTCCTTTTCATCTGTCAAAACTTTAATCAGTGTTGTAAGTTCGGCTAACACTTTCGTGTTTTCCGCAATCGTATCTTTTAGGTGTTCCGTTTCTTCTTGGTGCGCCTGCCTTTGTTTCACCATATACCAAAACAATGCGCCACACATCACAATCGGAAAACCTAAACTTGAAATGATTTGAATAATAGTATTTGCGTCCATATCGTTATAAATTTAGTTACTACTTGCAAAGATAGGCATTATTTCGTAAAACGGTCGGTTTGGCACGAAATTTGCACCAAACCGCCCGTAATTTTCATTTCAACGAAACAATGTTTGTCTTTGCACTCGTAATTAAATAATTGCGTACTATTTCGCCAACTTCGTTGTCTTGGTAGAAAACTTTATCTATTGCGAAAAACCGTGCTACTTGTTGTTCAACATAACTTGCCGTACTTAACAACTTGCGTTTGTAGTTCGGTTTGCCGTTCATTTCCAGCGAATAAATAAGGCTGTTTTCCTCATCTTTTATCGGGGTTGTCTTTGCGTGTATGTACGTGAAACATTCGTTGCCTACTTGTATAATGTTTCCTTGTAACACTACATCGTTAAACTTGATATAATACACAAACAACACATCTTGCGGCTTGTACTTGCACGGCAAATGCGGATATACTGCAAGTTCCCACTTACCGCCCGTAATCATCTGCAAGTTTTGGTTATCGAAACAAAAATACTTGTTGCTGGCTTTGTGTTGTACTATCGTGCTGCAATACTCAACCGCCACTATTGCACCGTGTTCGCCAAAGCGGTATATATCTATCGTTCCCTGCTCCATAAACGGCACTTGCTTCAAACCCATTTCCGTAAAGTACGGGCAAAACTTGTTTACCGTGTTCCCCAACATAAAAACCTTAACATCGTTCCGCTGGCGTATTATTGTACTCAAAAGGTTCATAAACAACATAAACTCATCGGGCAAATAATACCGCCGTGTCAAAAACTCGTCAAAGACTATCGTTGTGACATTCGGGTAACTGCTGCTTTTTTCGTGTTCCTGCTCGGACAAACAAAACCCGTAACAAAACGGTGTCGGGTCGGGTGTCCGCTTGTTTTTCTCGGCATCGTAGTACGACAAAAACCATTTGTTCGACATATAGAACACTTCGTTAAATTTGCCCTCTGTCATGTCCTCAATAAGCCCGTTTGCCACGTGGTTTGCAAACAGACTTTCGGCACGTTTGCCCCTCAAATCCTCACGCCATCGGCGTATATACGCCATTTGCTTGCCCGTCTTGATATAGTTTTCCAAACCATATTTTAAGGCGGCATAAGTCTTGCCGTTTGACCGTTCGCCAAATATAACATTATAGTCGGCGTTCTTGCTTAAAATCGCTTTCAAGTCGTAAAATTTCGGCTTGTCTGTCTTTGTCTTTCTTGTTGTCATAATCTTATTATTTTAGTCCTTAAATTTAATACCTCGCAAATAATTTATGTACATAACCGAAAGGGAAAGGCTGTAACCCGTTGGCTCTAAATGTACGCCCGTGCGTTCGTTGTAGTGCGCCGTGCTGCCTTTGTAGTCGGTTATCTCGCCTTGTATCTCGTAGTCAATGTACGTATGTATGTTTTTGCCCGTTGCTTGCGGCGGTATATCCAGATAATTAGTAAACGCATCAAATATACCATCAGCCCCGTACTTTTCGATAAGATACGGAATAGCGGCTTTTTTGTTCACGCCCGACACGGTTAAACTGAAATCGTATGCCCGTCCGTTTGCTTTGAGTGCGTTCGGTTCTTGTACCATATAGCGTTTTGCGCCCAAAGTCTTAAACCGTGTGTAAGTTCCCTCGAAATCCCAAACGCCCAAAGTCTTTGTTATGCCTTTGATAGTTTGCGGCTCGCAAAGGGAAAACGGCAAACCGTGGTACTTGCAGGCGGCTCGCAATTTCATTTGCACCTGCATATTATAAGCCTTGAAATATGCTTCGTGCGCCTTGCCGTTCATTATTTTAATGCTGTCCGTGTCGCTGTATATGTAATCGTCTTTTGCTTCGTGTATGCCCGTGAAAAGGTTGCGCCGTGCGTATGCGGTTACAAAGATACCCCACGGGTAAAACAAGAAACGGTTTTTGCTGGTGTTGTACTTGTATAAAAGTTCCTGCTTTTGTTCGGGCGACATTGAGTTAATATCCCACTCGCCGTTATACGTAAACTCATCACGCAAAGGGTTGGTAACACTCATACCGTAACAACTGTTTAACATTTCCTTGCTGTTTAGATATTCAACTTCTTTGCCCTCAACGCCTTTTAATTTCGTCTTGCTTTCGTACAAATGTAGGATAGATTTTACAAACGGTGTCGGCAAATAATCTTTCTTGTAACAATACATTTCACCCACACGCATACTTTCCCACGAATAAAAGTTTTTGATTATATGAAAGTCCACGTCCGTAATTGTAAGCGCAATTTTTGAAGCCGCCACGATACGCCCGTTATTTTCGCACGGGTTTTCTTTAACAAAACATTTGCTTGCGGAAATCGGGTTGTCTTGCGTTTCGCTGGCAAATATGTTGGTAAACTCAATATCGAACACGCAACAATACTTTGATATTAAAAACTCAAATTGCGCGGTGCTCTTAACCGTGATTGCAACGCCTTGCGACATAGGGTATTTTTCCGCTATCATTACATACGGGTAACTGCTTGTAAAGTCGTAACTATCCACGTCATACATTATTTCGTCTGTATATTCGGCGTTAGCGTGTGTAAAACCGCCGGCGAACGCACGTTGCAGCATATTAAATTCATTCATACCCGTTATTTGTAGTTCCTGCATCAGGTTCACGTAATCCCAATTTGGTACGGTCTTTCCTACATCGGTCTTTTCACGCAAACAATGCGCACGGCAATACTTGCGCACAAACCCCGTCTTTGTTATCGGTATGTGCGTTATCCCCTTGCTTTCCTCGATACGTTCTTGTATGTAGCACATCACGACTTTAATATCGTTTATGCAGTAATGTATTTCAGCATCAGTAAGCGGCGTTTCGCTGTGCCTTATTTGCTGGTAGTCCAAATCGCCCACGGCTTTCGCACACTTGTATTTCATAAGTTGCTCGCCCAACTTTGCAAGCGAATAACCCGAAAGCAAGTAACTGCATCTAAACTCAATGTTGCCCGTTGTTATCGCATAAATCGGTTTGCGCAAATCAATACTGAAAACCCGTTGCCACTCAAACCACTTGCGCAAAAACTGAAATTCGTATGAAAGGTTATGCACATACACAATAAGGCGTAATTTGTCATTCAGTTGCAAAACCTCGCTTACGGTCTGCATCATCGTGACAAACTCGCCCCACGTGCGCCCCATTATTGTATAACCGTTTATGCCAAACTGCCAAACGTACATTATTGCGGCTTTCTCTAATTTCGCCTTGCGCCCGTTGGCATCTGTCATTTTCTGCGCTTGCTCGTAGGTGTACGCCCGTCCGTCCGTATCACGGTAAAAACTTGTAGTTTCAATATCAAAGGCGCACGGCACGTTATAAAAGCGTTCCCCCTTGCTGTTGCCTATAATGTTCTTTTCGTTCACGGCACTTTGCAGGATGCTCGCTATTTCGGTCGGGCTGTTTATTCTTTCTTGTAACTCAAAAGGTATTTTTTTCATTACATACCAAATTTTTCAAATGCTTTTATAATATCGTCTATCGTATCACCGACTTTGTTTGCTATATTGTCCGCCACTCTGTTTAGTTCGCTTTCAATCGCCCGTGATATGCTTTGCGCTTCACTTTCTATTTGGGTGCTTATATCTTTTGCGCTTTGTTCCATTTCGCCCGTGAAATCCTTGTACCGCATCAAATACCGTTCCACGAAATCACTGTTCGAAACGCTGTTTAACTTGCCTTGCAAGTTCCTTGCCATAAGGTTGTACTCATCGGGTGTCAGCCCGTATGTACGTTGCAAGTGTTGCCCGTACTGCCTGGCACCTTGCGCCGTACTGGTTGGCTGGCGTAAAAACGAAATCGCCTTGCCGTACTCAATTTTTAGGGTGTTCAAATCACCTTTCATTGAAAACTTGGTAAACCCCTTAACATCGCCTTTGTTCAACGCTTGCACGGCTGGCGAAAGTTGTCCGCTTGCTTCGATATTCTGAATACGGCGGTTTGCCATTTGGAAAACCCTTGCAATTTCTTTGCGGTCTTCGGGACTGAGTTCAGCGGATTGCAAAATCTCTTTTTTGATTTTCGCCCGTTGGGTCGCTCCAAATACCCCCTTTGTAAATTTAATCTTAAAACCTAACTTCACCATACGCTGTCATATTAAATAGGGGTGCAATTACTTACACCCCTACAAAGTTAAACATAACTTTCCAAATTCTTACAAGTCCACAAACGAGATAGAATAACACTTCTTGCCGTGGCTCTCGTACTCGTAAATCGTGTACCCGACTTTGCCGTCTTTGATAGTTTGTACTGCCTCATCATCGGCAAGAATTTCACGTACCGTTTCGGCGGTGTGGCTCGGCAGGTTCCCCAGCCGTTTGTTTTCCTCGTCAATGATTACGGGGCGGTCGCCTAATTGTGATTTGTGGACATAAAGCCCATTGATTTTGTGTACCACATCTTTGCCGCCCTCATTTTGAGAGTTGAAAATATCGGCTAACTTGGTGTACTGAAAGTCGGTTGTGTCAATGCCAAACGTGGTCTTGTTAAATTTACTTGCAAAACTTTTCATTGTAGTAATCTTTTAATTGTTAAACTTGTTGTTAATTATTCGGCTGTCTGTCCTTGCGGTTCGCCGTCAAACGGCAAATTCGGTTCGGGGTTGTCTTGCGGCTTCAAGTCCATAAGCCACGCACGAAAGCGGTTTATTTTCATAACTGCCCGTTGGTTGCGGCAAACTTCGTTACACGCCATAAGGCTACCCAAAGCCGACAAAGCGGCAAACGAAAATTCGTCAAATGCTTTTCTTTCTTCGTTCATTGTAGTAAACTTTTAATTGTTAAACATAGATTTTTTGAACTTCAAAGCCCCGTTGTGCTTCACTACCGTTGTATCGGTGGTTACTATCGTTGCCTTGCCCCGTACCGTTGTACCCTTTGAAACGGTGCAACCCTGCAAGATTGCAGATAAAAACAACATCGCCCCACAAACGGCAAAAATCATTACACACATTGCGACTTCTTTAATCGCTTCTTTCGGTTGCTCTCTGAAATGCTGTATCAACTCTTTCATAATTTCAAATGTTTAAGTAACACGTTGCAAAGATACAACATTTTTCTAACATACAAGCATAAGCGCACAAATTATTTTCGTTTTAACTTTTATTAACTCTTGGTGTTGTGTTCCACGTGAAACATTTTATTTCGTGCATCGGTGTGGCAGTGTTCCACGTGAAACAATTTCACGGGCGCACACGCATAACAAAAACCGTGCCAAACTTGTGCAAAAGATGTTAAATGTGAGCCATAGCAAAAACCGTGCCAAAGTCTGTGGCGAAATGTTAAAAAACGGTAAAGTGGCGACCCAGCAAAAACCGTGCCACAAAATGTTTGCAAATGTTAAAAATGCGTTGGGAAACGTTAAATAAGGGTCAGTAGCGTAC